GCTTATGAAACTGGTAATGGTAACAAGACTGAAGCAGTGAAGGATACCTTTAGAACGTTACTCTCTACAGAGTATCAAGAGTAGGCATCTGTGCTAGGTTATGTACCACTGAGAGGTGACATCCTTGAGAAGTCTCGTGCTGCTGTTGACAAGATTGGTAATTAGTGTTATGATATCATTATGGAAAAAATGAAACTGATAGGGATAGGACTAGGAGGAATTCTAGGTGTATCCCACTTTGCTATGATAGGTATGCTTGCTACTCGTAGCAACCTACCAACGTTGAATGTACCAGTTAATGAGTATACTTCTTACAGAGCAAGAGTTACTAAGGATGGATACGATATAGAATACAGAGCAAATGATCCTAAGACTGTTGTGATAACTGAGGAGGTCAAGGAAAAAGGTGGCTTTCTGGGACTTGCTAACGAAAATAAAACTATCGTTAAAGAAGTACCTGTTGATGGGTCACTCTATCCTAAGACACAAGGATATCAAAGAGACGAGATTGGAGCAAGATCTGAAGCCTGTATCAAGGCAATTGGTGGAGGAGAACAAACAGGTAGAATGGTCGGTGGGAGCGTTGGTGCTGCTGTTGCTACTACTGGTGTTGCCTCTATTCCTTTTGTTGGTTGGGTACTTGCTGGTGCTGCTACTATGATCGGAATGGATCAAGGTGCAGAGATAGGTGGTAACATGGCAGAAGATCTTAATAAGGAATGTTGAATAGTGAAGAGAACATTAATTGGTTAAATATTAAGTAATGTTACAACACCCCTACTAATGCAAACTTTTAAAATGGTTTTGATGATACTTGGTACTGTTATACCATTTACATTTATGTGGTTAACAATGATGAATTATATGATGGATGATTAATCTGCTATATAATACACAACTAAAGAGACCTTGAGGGGTCTCTTTTTATATGGAGACTTAAATGAATGTCTATTTGAATTTAAAACCAAATAATTATGGAGGTGAATGTGACCTCTTGACAGTTGATGTACCTTCAAGTTATACTGAAGAACTACTAAAGTATGTCAGACCTCTTGCTGAGGAAAAAGACGTACCAGAAACTAAAATCCTTAAGGATATCATTACCCAATCTATTAACGAAATACAACAGAGAAGTTATGAGCGTAAGAATCGTAAGACTAAGAAACGGTGAAGACGTTATTTGTGATCTTTATGAAGTTACTACTAAGGAAGATCCCGAAAAAGCGATTGCCTTTCAATTGAAAGATCCGTATTCAGTTTATACTGAAGTAGATCCTATACTTGATACATCAAGTGAAGGAGAAATACAAAAGGTCAGTTCACCTCAACTTTCCTTTGTCCCTTGGGCACCTTTATCACGACATAATACCATTATGTTAAAGTTGGAAGAAGTCATAAGTGCTTATGAAACTTTCGATGAGGTTATTAACAAATACAACGAATTAACTGGAGCAACTAATGGAAGAGGAGATGGTACAAGTACCGCAGGAAGCACCGATGCCTCTGGAGGGGGATCAAATGATGCAAGAGGCATTGAAAGTGATTTTGTTGAGGCAAAGATCGGAGTACCTGTTGGGGAAAGTGACGGAGCTGGACGAGGAGCCAAGCCTGTTAATTGAATCGTGTTATAAAATTGTGGAAGATGGGAACCAACCTATGCTGGTACCATTTCCATCATTCTCTTCACAACGTGACATGTTCTTGACATCCGAAGTAGTTTTGACTATACTGGATCCAAGTCCCGAAGTAGAAAAACTCTACAACGCTATACACAAAACTTAGATGAGTCAGTTCTACACCAACATCCAACTTGCTGGTGACACGATACTATATCGTGGATATGATAATGGAGAACCTGTGCAGTTTAGGTCACAGTTCTCCCCTACATTATACGTTTCCTCTAATAAGAGGGAGAAATATAAAACTCTAACTGGTCAAAATGTAAAACCTATAGAGTTTATGAATGCGAGAGCAGCACGTGAATTTATCAAAACCTATGATGGTGTAGAAGGATTTGAAGTGCATGGGTATGAACGTTTTGTATATCAGTATATGAGACGTGAGTTTCCTGGTGAGATTGATTACAATATCAATCAGATGAAGATCTTTGCATTGGACATTGAGGTTCAATGTGAGAATGGTTTCCCTGATGTAGAAGCAGCAGCAGAAGAAATGCTTTCGATTACCATTAAAGATATGGTGACGAAGCAATTTTATTGTTGGGCGGTTAGAGAATTTGAAGTACCTGATGGTGTCAAAGCATTTATATTTGACACTGAGAGAGATCTATTTACTAATTTTATAGAGTGGTGGGTTCATAATACACCAGACATTCTTACAGGATGGAACGTTAACCTATATGACGTACCTTATATTGCACGTCGTATCAATAGGATACTTGGTGAGAAGTGGATGAGGTCATTGTCACCTTGGAATAGGGCAAACGAAAGAGAAGTTTATGTGCAAGGAAGAAAGAACTATGCGTACGACATTAGTGGTATTAATGTCCTTGATTACCTTGATTTATATCGTAAGTTTACATATACAAATCAAGAATCTTACCGACTTGACCACATCGCTTTCGTCGAACTTGGTCAGCGAAAAGTTGATCACTCTGAATACGAAAACTTTAAGGACTTCTATACCTCTGACTGGCAGAAGTTCATAGAATATAACATCCAAGACGTTGAGTTGATCGACAAATTGGAAGACAAGATGAAGTTGCTTGAACTTGCCATAACAATGGCTTATGATGCTAAGGCAAACTTTGAGGATGTGTATTCTCAGGTACGCATGTGGGACACTATCATTTACAATTACTTAAGTGATAAGAACATAGTTGTACCACCCCGAAAGGGATCTAAAAAAGATGAAAAATACGCAGGTGCTTATGTCAAGGAACCGATTGCAGGAAAGTATGATTGGGTGGTCAGTTTTGACCTTAATAGTCTGTACCCTCATCTTATTATGCAGTACAATATATCACCAGAGACCCTCTGGGAGACTAGACATCCCCGTGCGAGCGTTGAAAGGATCTTAAATCAAGAGATTGATTTTGGTGATTGTAATTATTCCGTGTGTGCCAATGGTGCTCAGTACCGTAAGGATATTCACGGGTTCCTACCAGAAATTATGCAGAAGATTTATGACGAACGTACGATTTATAAGAAGGCCATGCTCAAAGCGAAACGGGATAATGAAGTTTCGCCAAGTGCCAAACTACAAAGAGATATTAGTAAATTCAATAACATCCAAATGGCTCGAAAGATCCAGCTCAATTCGGCTTATGGTGCCATTGGAAACCAGTACTTTAGATACTACAACTTATCTAATGCTGAGGCGATTACTCTCAGTGGGCAGGTTAGCATCCGTTGGATTGAAGCAAAAATGAACAAGTATCTTAATACGATACTAAAAACAGAAGGAGAAGATTATGTTATTGCTAGTGATACTGATAGTATCTACCTCAACCTTGGTCCTTTGGTCGAGAGTGTATACAAGGGCAGAGAGAAAACTGATGAGAGCGTTGCTAGGTTCCTTGACAAGGTGTGTCAAACTAAATTTGAACCTTATATTGAAAGTTCTTACGAAGAACTGGCCAAGTACGTTGGAGCATACGAACAGAAGATGATCATGAAGAGGGAGAACATTGCCAACAAAGGTATATGGACTGCCAAGAAGAGATACATTCTTAACGTATTCAATAGTGAAGGTGTTCAGTACGCTGAACCTCAGTTAAAGGTTATGGGTATAGAGTGTGTTAAATCATCTACACCAGGTGCCTGTAGGGACAAGATTAAGGAGTGTTTGAAGGTTATTATGAATGAAGGTGAGGAAGAAGCACAAGCGTTCATCAAAAATTTTAGAGATAAGTTTGATCAGTTGCCAGTTGAAGATGTTTCATTTCCGAGAGGTTGCAATGGGATAAATAAGTGGGCAAACCCATCCAGTATATACAGTAAAGGCACACCCATACATGTGCGTGGTGCCCTATTGTATAATCATTACAACAAGAAGAACAAGTTAACACACAAGTATCCTTTAATACAGGATGGTGAGAAGATTAAATTTGTTTATCTTAAGACCCCTAATAAATTTGGGGAGAATGTCATATCTTTTTTACAAACACTACCCAAAGAGTTTAACCTTGACAAACAGGTAGACTATGATCTACAATTCAGCAAGAGTTTTCTTGAACCTATTAGGGTTATTATGGATAAGATTGGATGGAAACCAGAGAAAATCGCTAGTTTGGAGTTCCTATTCGGATGACCACATACATTGTTGAATATCAGAAAGCTTTCAGTGCTGGTAGAATGCCAGAGGAGAAAGAATTTTTTGATGAAGACGAAGCCAAATGGTTTGAACGTGCCTTAAAACGTTCTAATCATATTACCAAATTATTTAAAAAAAGTTGATGAATTTTTTAGAAGATGTAGTAAAAGAGATAGGCAATGAATATGCTTCTCTAGTTAGTGATGGTGTTGCTGCTGGTGACACTAGTTCGTTTATCAATACAGGTTCACACATCTTTAACGGACTTGTATCAGGAAGTATCTACGGAGGTATACCAGGTAATAAGATTACTGCAATTGCAGGTGAGAGTTCTACTGGTAAGACATTCTTCTGTCTTGGTATTGTACAACATTTCCTTGAATCTAATCCTGATGCTGGCGTTATTTACTTCGAGTCTGAAAGTGCGTTAAGCAAAGACCAGATTGAAGAGAGGGGTATTGATTCATCTCGTATGTTGATTGTACCTGTTACTACAGTGCAAGAGTTTAGAACACAATCCATTAGAATATTAGACAAGTATTTACAACAACCTGTTGACAAAAGACAACCCTTAATGTTTGTTCTTGATAGTCTTGGTATGTTATCTACAACTAAGGAAGTTGAGGATGCTGAAGCAGGTAAAGAAACTCGTGACATGACTAGAGCACAGATTGTTAAGTCAATCTTTAGAGTTCTAACATTGAAGTTAGGTAAAGCAAACGTCCCAATGTTAGTTACCAATCATACATATGATGTAGTTGGTGCATACATTCCTACAAAGGAAATGGGAGGTGGAAGTGGACTTAAATACGCAGCAAGCACAATCATATATCTTACAAAAAAGAAAGAGAAGGATGGTAAAGAGGTTGTGGGAAATATTATTAAATGTAAAACAGCTAAAGCTAGATTAACTAAAGAGAATAATCAAGTGGAGGTTAGATTGTACTACGATAAAGGTTTGGATAAACACTATGGTTTGTTAGAACTAGGTGAGAAGTATGGACTATGGAAGAATGTAGCAGGTAGATATGAGTTTAATGGAAAGAAAATATATGCTAAACAAATTTTATCAGATCCAGATACATATTTTACACCAGAGGTAATGCAAGCATTGGATGAGTGTGCTTCTAAAGAGTTTAAATATGGTAACTGAATTAAAAGATTACATTAAATGCTACGATGGTTTAGTAGAAGATAGTTTTTGTAAATCAATAGTAAAACTTTTTGATGAAACAGATCATAGTTATGTTGATAGGCAACAGAGACCATCTTTCCATGAGTTAAATATTACACAGAAGTATAAGGCAAAAGACGAAGCATGGATGAAAATTCAGGTTAATTTACAGAAACTCTTTACTGATGCTGTTCAATTATATCTGGAAGATCTTGATGTTGCTGCTGATTTTCCTGCCAAGTATGCTTTTGAAGAATATCGTTTAAAGATGTATGGAAATAATACCTACGATCAATTTAAAAATCATGTTGATGTTCAGGATTATAGTTCTGCTCGTAGATTTGTTGTCTCTTTTCTCTATCTTAATGACGTTCTTGCTGGAGGACAGACAGACTTTCCTAGATTAGACTATGCAATTGAACCTAAATGTGGTAGGATACTTATGTTCCCTGCTAACTGGCAATACAGACACGCAGGACTTCCACCTATTTCTGATAGGAAATATATTATAGGCACTTACCTACACTACCTATGACTTTAGAACCTACTATTCTAAGTAATCTCGTTTACAACGAGAAGTATACTCGTAAGGTTTTGCCTTTTCTTAAACAAGAGTATTTTACTGTTAAAGCACATAAGGTAATCTTCTTAGAAGCACATGAATACATAAGTAATTATAATGCTTGTCCAGCATTAAATGCTTTATCTATTGAGTGCCAAGAAAGAGATGATCTTACAGAAGAACAATTCAAAGATGTTATTGAGACACTAAATGGTTTATCGAAAGAGGAGCATGAGTTGGATTGGCTCGTTGACACAACTGAGAAGTGGTGTCAGGAGAGAGCAATTTATCTCTCACTTATGGAGAGTGTCAAGATCGCTGACGGTCAGGATCAGAAGAGAGATAAGGGAGCAATTCCACAAATATTAAGTGATGCATTAGGTGTATCATTCGACTCACATGTAGGACATGACTACTTACAGAACGCACAAGAACGATTTGACTTCTATCACAAGAAAGAAGACAAGATACCATTCGACTTGGAATTCTTTAATAAGATTACCAAGGGTGGTATTCCAAATAAAACACTCAATATTGCTCTCGCTGGCACTGGTGTTGGTAAGTCTTTGTTTATGTGTCATGTCGCAAGCAGTATGCTACTCCAAGGCAAGAACGTATTATACATCACGCTTGAGATGGCTGAGGAGAAAATTGCTGAAAGAATTGATGCTAATCTTTTGAATGTTCCTATTCAGAAACTAGCAGAACTTCCCAAAGTAATGTTTGAGAATAAGATTAATAAATTATCCAAGAAGACACAAGGTAAACTTATTATTAAAGAGTACCCTACAGCATCAGCACATGTGGGTCACTTTAAATCTCTATTGGGTGAGTTAGAATTGAAGAGAACTATTAAACCTGATATAATATTCATTGATTACCTAAACATATGTGCCTCACAAAGGTACAAAGGATCTATAGTAAACAGTTACACTTATGTTAAAGCGATTGCGGAAGAGCTTAGGGGTCTTGCTGTGGAACATAACGTACCGATTGTTAGTGCTACTCAAACTACTCGCTCTGGTTTTGGGTCTACTGATGTTGACCTTACTGACACTTCGGAATCCTTTGGACTCCCTGCTACTGCTGACCTTATGTTCGCTCTCATATCTACTGAGGAGTTGGAAGAACAAAACCAAATCTTAGTAAAGCAATTAAAGAATAGGTATTATGATCCTACTCTTAACAAAAGATTTGTTGTTGGTATTGACAGATCTAAGATGAGGCTGTATGATGTTGATAATGCTCAAAAAGATCTAGTAGATGCTGGTGCTGAAGAGCAAGTCGTTAAAAAAGTTCAAGGCAAAAAATCATTTGCCGATTTAAAATATGATTGAAACGGTTACCATACCAATCTTTTCAACACCAATTCTTGTAACTGATTTTGAAAAACATAACGACTACAAATTTGTAGACGTTCCTCGATCAGATAGGAGACCAGAAGGTTGGACAGCACCTGTCAATACTAGTTTTCCACGTATTGATCCTACTGATCCTGTATTACCTTCTGGTCTTAAAGAAGATCTTCTTGAAAACATTAAGAGTATGATGCTCTTTAATGGAATGCCACAAGAAATTGAGTATAAAAATTTCTGGTATAACATTTATTATGAGGGTCAAGGTCAAGAAAGACATGACCATTTAAATCCAAAAAATAAAAATCCTTTTTGGTCTGGGATATACTTTGCTAAAAATTGTTTTCCTGGTTCTTTCTTTATAGATAAGAGTGATCCTACATTAAGAACACAATCTTGGTGTGACTGGTCTAAAACTAGATTGAAAGATTATTATACTGATCGTATCTATCCTAACATAGAGGACGGTCAAATTATATTATTCCCTCCATCTGTTATACATTCTGTTAAAGCTGATGAGCGTAACAAAGACGCTATGAGGCTAACCTTCTCATTCAATATACTATTAAAATGATTGACTTTAAACGCTACGAAGATTTTGTCGATGCTGTTACATCAGACAGTTCTAAAGATTTTGTTTCTCTTGCTGACCGTATGGGTGAGCTCGATAGACAAGGTGCTAATATTGAACGTCTCTTAACTGCTGCTGTTGGTATTAGTGCTGAAGGTGGTGAGTTCACAGAGATAGTAAAGAAGATGGTATTCCAAGGCAAGCCATGGAATGAAGATAACAGAGAGCATCTTAAGATAGAACTTGGTGATGTGTTATGGTATGTTGCACAAGCATGTATGGCATTAGAGATTGATTTTGATGATGTTGTTAAAACTAATATCAAGAAATTAGAAAAGAGATATCCTGGTGGTAGTTTTAATATTGGGAACTCAGAAAATAGAGCAGCAGGAGATCGTTAGTGCTACACCTTCTTACATTATTCACCATCATTGCTATAGCATCTGCGATGATTATTCTTTATGTTTACAATCCTCACAAATGATAGAAGATAATATATCAGATGCTTGGTCTGAATCAAGAATTAATAAACCAAAGAATTATCCCATGCCTCTTTGGTTAACTGATGAAGAGTTTGAATATGTAGTGCAAGCATTATGGAAGTGTCGTAAGAATGAAGGTGAACCTCAATGTGGTAAACTATATGAAAGACTTAGGCAGATTTTAGAGGTTTCTAAATCTAAATAAGTTTGGAGACCTGCTAAGAACTAATGGCAAAGAACGAATCACTACAACTTTTTAAAGCATTACAAGAATTTCAAACTGCTAAAGATGTAGATGATCTTACTGAAACTATTGGAGTTAAAAAAGGTGGAAAAACAGTAGTAACATACGAAGTTAAATCTACAGATAGAGAAACAACTCGTGACCGTGTAGAAAAAGCACTTAAGAAACATTCAGTTGGTAGAGTAGAACGTAAACAAATGGCTGTATCATCTATGGCTGTGACTGAGTGTAATGGTAAAGATATGAGATACTTGTTTGTGTACAAACCTACAAAGGGTGGTATGTCACAGACAACATTAAATGCTTCTATTACAGAATTGTTTCCTTGTATAGCATTTGAGACTGATATAAGAGGAGATAGATCAGATAGAAATTCGGTGAAACCATTCTATAATAAAATCATAGAAAACTATAGTCCTACTTTGAATTGTTTTTTAAATGATAGAGATGCTCAAGCAGGTAAGGAATTTATTGATAAGGCAGAGCAAGGTAAGTTTGATGAGAAAGTTAGAAATGCAATTAATATATTGAGATGGATCCGTCGGGTAGACAATAAACATCCTATCAAAAATATTTACTGGGGTTATCGTGCTAAACCTCGTGGAGTAATGAGTAATCATCCTGGTGATATATTTTTACAATTTAAGAACGATAAGATGTTAGGTGTATCACTTAAAGCAGGTGGTGCAAAGACTGATGAACCTAAACTCAACACATATGTAAAACCAATTTTTGATTTTTATAATAAGTCTAATGATTATGAAAAGATAAAAGATCGTTTGTGGCCACAGTATATGGAGATACCAGGTATTGTGGACAATGATAAGAATGATTGGGGTAAGTCTGCTTTAGCAATGAAAACATATGAGTTTGAGAAGATGAATGAACCAAAGTATAATGAACTATATGATATAAATCTTGCTATTATTAAAGAAGAATTGATTAAACTTATAGGTAACCCTAAGAATTTTGCAAAGACAAAGCAATGGTTACTTGAAAAGGTAGCACAGCAACAGCAAGATGTTCCTGTAGTTGTTGTAAAAGCAACTGAAGCATTTGCTCGGAGAGATAAGGCAAGTGACTTACTTGTAGAGGCAGTTGCTTCTGTTAAAACAATAAAAGCTAGTGCTCCTACAGGTGGTAGATCAAAACAAGCATTTAATGTTATGTTGGCAGATGGATCTAACGTGACTATGGATTTTACAACACGTACTAACAAGGTAGGTGCAGCACATAAACTAGGACAGTTCACTAACCTTGCAGTCAAATTCAATAAAGTAAAACTGACGTAGACAGTCAACAAACTGGCACACTACTGGTACACAACACCCTAAAATGGGTTATAATACAGAGGTATTCGAGACACACACATGCCAAACAAGCACCTCCGTCACCCAGAAGATTCAGTTCTTCATGGTAGAAAGGTAGTTTGGGATACACTAAAGGAATTAGTTAAGGCAACTAAGTTGTCAGTCAAATGGGACGGTGCCCCTGCTATAGTATGGGGTACTAATCCTGCCAATGGTTTGTTCTTTGTTGGCACTAAGTCAGTCTTTAATAAGAGACAGGTTAAAATTAATTATACTGTTGATGATATAACATCAAATCATAAAGGTCCAGTAGCAGATATTCTTAAGTTATGCTTGGAGTATCTTCCTCGTACTGACCGTATTATTCAGGGAGACTGGATAGGTGTTGGTATGTCAGGTAGATTGTACCAACCTAATACTGTTGAGTATCTCTTCCCAGAGGAGATTGAACAGAAGATAGTTGTTGCACCTCATACAGAGTATACTGAGGTCAGTCCTGAAGCGGAAGCAAAGATTGGTGTCACCTTAGAATCAACTGAGGATTGTTTCTTTGTTGATACTAACAATGCAACTATCAAGCCACCACTAGGATGGAGACACTTGATACCATTCATCATTCCTGTCTGGAAGATGAAGGCACCTGTCCAGAAGAAGAGATATAATTATTATGTGATGGAAATATCTAAGCATATAAACAGTTATGTTTCCGTGGGTTGGTGGCAAGATATGTCTCCTGAACAAATGTACTCTGAGTTAGATGATAAATATAAGAGTGAGGTTAATGTCCATACCTTCAAGGTGTGGTTTATGATCCTCGATTTGAAACGTCGTCTACTAGATGCAATCGTAGTAAATGGAAATGTTGAATGTTTTATTAATGGAGATCCCTCCAAGCATGAAGGGTTCGTGATTGTTTCTGAAAATCCATACAAGATTGTAGATCGTTGGGAATTTAGTAAAGCAAACTTTAATCTAGATAAAAATTGGTCCTATGAAGAAGTTTAGTGCATTCTTTGCAGAAGCACGAGATAGATCTCAAGCTGCTCAACAAGCGGAGAAGTTACAACTAACCCATGTAGGTTACGGAAAGTATGCTGATGTAAAAGGCAACGTAACTCATATGTCTCAAGGTGGAAAATTAATTCCACTGGATAAAGAACAAATAAAATCACAAGAACAAGGTGGACAAGAAGAAGAGGGAGGTGGCGAAGCTAAGGTCGATCAAGGTGCGATATCTATTACTTTCGGAAGATTTAATCCACCTACTACTGGACATGAAGCTTTAATAAAGAAGGTTGCTAATACTGCAAAGAATGGAGAGTATAGAATTTACCCTTCTAGATCACAGGATCCAAAGAAAAATCCATTAGATCCTAGTGAGAAGATTAAGTTCATGAAGAAGGCATACCCTGATCATTCTAATGCTATTCAAAATAGTGAAGACATGAGAACTATCTTTGATGTTCTTACTACTGTTGACACGGAAGGATATAGTGAGGTCAACTTAGTAGTTGGTGGAGATAGAGTTAGTGAGTTTACTTCACTAGCAAACAAGTATAACGGTAAGGCATATAATTTTGAGAAGATTAATGTAGTATCTGCAGGTGCTAGAGATCCTGATGCTGATGGTCTAGAGGGGATGTCAGCCTCGAAGTTAAGGAAAGCAGCAGCAGATGATGACTATGATGGATTTAGAAAGGGTTGTCCTAAAGGATTGAAACCAAAAGACTGTGAGCAATTATTTTCTTCACTACAATCGTCTATGTCTGTAGAAGTAGCAGAAGATTTTAGTGAAGTTTCGTATCAGTTGTATGAGATAGCACCTAAATTAGATGAGAAGGGTTTGCGTGAAGCATACTTTGAAAACCATATGTTTGGAGTAGGAACTTATGTCGAGAACTCAAACACAGGGATCGTTTCTAAGGTTGTTAGTCGTGGTAGCAATTACGTCATCTCTATTGATGAGCATGAGTATATTTTTCGTTCTTGGTTAAAGGATTTGTGTGAAGCAGATAACGATGGTTATGAAGATCCATCCACTCGTGAGTTTGGTACTGATAGTGTTGCTAACTATGCAAGGAAGATGACACCTGGAGAGTTTGCTAAGAAGATAAATAAAAAGGACAAGATAACGAAATGACAATGAACCTCAACACTACTGATCACTTTAAACTTCCTGATATGTCTGATGCCTATAAACAGGTTCAAGACTTAGATGAAAAGAAAACAGACAAACCAAAGCGTTGGCAAGACGATGACGGTGATGGAAAGTGGTATGAGAAAAGCGATGTAGATGGCAAGATTAGTAAGAGAGAAAAGAACTCAAGAAGTCATGACTGTGCCAAGAAGGTAAAGTCTGAAGAGTATGGTATTGGTACTCCTGTAAAAGGAATGCATGATCTTGATGAGAACGGTGTAGTACAACACTACGATGTAATGTTTGAGCATGGTATTGAAAAGAATGTTTCGGTTTCTTCTTTAGAAATTTTAGAAGGTGGTATGCATGATCATGTGATACATGACGAAGATAATGTTATTAACGAAATCTCTGCTGATACAGCACTAGCTGCATCAAAGAAAGCAGATATCGAACGTGGTAAGAAAGCAGTTGCTGGAGATAAGGAAGGTGCTGCGAAGAAATCTGCTCAAGCAGTAAGACTATACAAAGCACAAGCTAAGAAGAGACTTAACAAAGAAGAGACTGATATACTAAATGACTTATCAGAGTCAGGTTTATTTTCTGATGACGAGATCGAAACAATTTTAAACATGAACGAGGAGGACTAATGCTCACCTTCAAACAACTAGATGCTTTACCATTAAGCGAAAAGAAAACTAAGTGTAAGATCAATCCTAAACTTGCTGACCTTAAAGAGACAGAGAGTGATGAGACAGTAGCAGAAGGTAGCATGAAGCAAGCAAGAAAGAATGTCGGTGCATCTACTTGTTGGGATGGTTACAAAGCAAAAGGAACTAAGAAAAAAGGTGGTAAGGTAGTACCTAACTGCGTTAAGGAAGAAGAAATCGATGAGATGAATACTGAGTTATCTTCTATTAAGCAAAAGTATAAAGGTAAGATGACTAAATCATCTGTTGTTAAAAGATTGAAGGATAAAGGTGAGAGTAAGAGAGAATTTAGAAATTCTTATAAGAAAGATATTGATGGAGGATACGTAGGTCCACATAAACCTAGTAAGTCTAATTTAAAATCTGCTTTGAAAAAACAAAATGAAGAAGTAGTTGATGAGGGTTATGGAAGTTACGAGAAAGGTGGAGAAGTTAAGAGTAAGAAGGTATCATTATTAGATAAACTTTTAAAGAGAAAGAAACCAGAAAGGAAAGCACAGAAGGCAACTGATGCTGGTGCAAGAGCAAAGAGACTATTACAAAGAAAGATACATGCTAAGTATGTTTCTGGAAGTACAGAAAATGTTCCTGATAGTATGAGAGAAGGAGTGCTTGCTGCAATTAAACCATTAGCAAAAGCAGCAGCAGTAGGAGCAGCACAACAGGCAGGTGCTAATGCAGTTGCACCAAAGAAAAAGAAAAAGGAAGAAGGAGAGAGAAAGGATCCTGATGTAGCAACTGAAAGTGTAGTAAGAGAAGCAAAGGTAGATCAGAAGTTACCTGATTATAAGAGAGCAACTGCTAGGGACAAGAGATATGGTAATCCACATGGGTCACATGAATTAGGTGGTGGTATCAGAAAGGATAGAAGAGATGACCATGAAAAAAGAAGAGGTGTAAAAGAAGAAGCGAAGTTAGAAGAGGCAAAGAGAAGTCTTGCTGATAGAATGGATAGAAAAAGTAAACTGATGAAGAAAACAGTAAGAAAGGCAATGGATTTTGCTAGAGATGAGGGTGAAGCATCTGGTCATGCAAGATTTAATATGAGTAGACTTGGTAGAGAGAAAGATAAACTTGCTGCGAAAAGAAGAGAAACTAATGAGGCAAAGGTAGATCAAGGTCGTAGTGACTACGGTAAAGCATCTATCAGAAACTATAGAAGGAAAGGACCAGGACATGGTGAACCAGCAATGTTTGATCCAGATAATAAAAGAGGTAAGTTAATTGATAAGCGTAGAGAAGAGCATAAGGAAAGAAGAGGTGTTAAAGGTGCAAAGGTTCCTGCATATAAGAGAGAAGAGGTTATACATAGTACATCCAGCGATGACACTTATGCAAGTCAAGAAAAAATCTCAGAAAAAAGGACAGAAGAAAGCAGAACTGAGAACCTCTTGACATTTAAAGAAGCAACTCGCCTCAAGAAAGAGAAGGGTTATAATAAGGGTGGTAGTGATGATAAAGCACTTAACTTTGTTAAAACTAAGATCCGTAAGGAG